TGCTGCGGCAGCTTGTTGAGCTCGGCGATCGCGCCCTTGCCGCCGCCGAGGATGGACTGCGCGATGGGGTCGCCCGTGCTGGCCCCGGCCTGGGCCAGCTGGTCAAGCTCGGGGCTGTTCAGGCCCTCCTTCTTCAGCTTGGCCAGATCCGCGGTGAACTGCCTGGTCTGCGCCACTTGGGCCTTCATCCCGGAGATCAGGTCGGCGACCTGCGGTGGCGCCTGGGCTGCCGGTGCATTGCCTGCCTCGGTGGCCTCGGCGGTGCCCGCCACATTGACGATGCTGGCGTTCTGGTTGGCGGCCGCCGTGATCTGCTGGGCGTAGGACTGCGCCTGCGTGATCTGGCCCTCCAGCGACTGCCGCTGCTGGGCCAGGGACTGGAGCTTCGCGTCATCGGCCTTGAGCCAGGCGACGATGCCTGAGTCCTCGGACGCGGTGATCTTGTGGTCCTTCAGCGCCTTCGCGACGTCGTTCTCGGCAGTCGTGATCGTGCCGGCGATCGTGGAGTCGGAGAACGGCGCCGTGATCCCGGCAGCCAGGTCCTTAGCGGTGGTGATGGCCGCGGCACCGCCCTGGAGGCCTGCGGTCAGCGACGCGGCAGCGGACTTGGACAGGCCCGTGGCTGCCGCTTGCACCTTGCCGGCGCCGCCCTCGATGCCTTCCGCGAATCCCAGGTCGAACTGCTGGTTTCCGATGCCTTCCGTCACCCGTGACGGGGAGTGGGCGTCGAGCGCGGCGGACATCGCCGCTGCCGCGTCGGCTGCCACGGCATGAGCGGCTGCGATGACGCTCCCGGCCCCGCCGGCTATCCCGCCTGCGAGACCGGAGTCCATCGCCGATCCGGCGGAGCTCGCGCCGGATGCCCCGGAGTGCAGGGCTGACATGATCCCGGCCATGGCCGCCGCGGCCTTGCCCTTGGCCGCCGCGAGCGCGTCCAGGTCAGGTGCGGGGATCTTGACCGGGGTGAGCCCGCTCCCGAGGCTGGCGAGGTCATGTTTCAGGGTGCCGGAGATGTCGCCGGCGTCGATCTGGGGCGTGACCTTGACCGGGACCGTCTGGGCGGCGGTCTTCTCGCCTGCCTTGAGCGTGTCCCCGGCCCAGCCGCCGTTGCCGGCGAAGCCGCCCTCAGGTGCGGATGCCGGCGCGGGTGGCGCGGGCACGCTGGTGCTGCCGAACCGGGCGTCGTTGCCGCCGCCGGCGAGGCGGTTAGCAGCCGGGGCGCCGCTGAACAGCGACATGATCGCCCCGGCTGCCCCTCCGATATCCTGCCCGAAACCGGACAGGCCGAGCTTCGCCTCGAAGCCGCCGAAGATGCCCGGCATCGCCTGGTCAGTCGAGACGGTGTTGGTCTTCTGGAGTGCGGCGTTGACCTTCCCGGCGTTCGTGCCGGCCGGTGCCAGCTGGTCGCCGATCCCCTTGAGGACGAGGCCGAGCCCGATTCCCGCGCCGACAGGATTGACCGCCCCGGCGATGTCCGTGCCGCCCTTGAGCCCGAGGGCGGCCAGGAGGCCGCCGCCGCCCTTTTCTGCATCAGCTTCCGCGGTGTCCTCGGCATCGGCTGTGGCGGCGGCCGGGATCACGGGCCCTCCGGCCCCGGCTGCTCCGTGCTGGAGTGCCCCCTCGGCATCGCCCGTGACGCCGGCCCCGCCCAGCTTGGCCGCTGCCCCTTCCAGGCTCCCGGCCGCGCCTTCGAGGCTTCCGCCGGCGGCCTGGAGGGTCCCGGCAGCGCCGTCCAGGGAACTGGCCCCGGCCGCGCCCTGCCCGATCCCCGCGAGTTTCCCGGCACCGGGGATGCCGAGGGTCTCCCCTACCTTCCCGGCCGAGCTCAGTATCGTGCCGATCGGCGACGCGACCTTGCTGAGCAGCGCGGGGAGGGCCAGGATGCCCCCGCCGATCATCACGTCCTGCGTCAGCGCCTGATGGGCGGCCGCGAACCCGGCGACATCGGACACGCCGCCGAGGACTTTCGTCAGCGCCGGGAGAGCAGCCTGGCCCGCCTCGGTTGCTACTGCCTCGAGGCTGTACGTGAAGTCCTTGAGCTTGTAGTTCAGGGTGTCCTGGACGGCGGACCAGCCCCGGATGTTGGTCCCGGTGGTCTGGGCGGATTTCCCGATGCTGTCCACGTCGGCCTTGAAGGTGTCCAGGTGGGTGCCGCCGAGCCCCAGTGCGACTGCCTGCCCGACCTGGCCGCCGAGCATCTCGTTCAGCGCGGCGGACTGGGTCTGCTTGTCGCCCTGCCCCGCCTTGATCATCGAGCTGAACCCCAGCGCCGTGTTCGCGACCGACGCGAACTGCTTGAGAAGGTTCACGTCGTCGACGGGCAGCGTGGACTTGGTGCCGGTCAGGCCGTACCACTGCGCCTCGGTGACCTTCCCGGACAGGTAGCCTTCCGCTACCGAGCGCACGGACTCCGGGAGCTTGAGGACCGCCGCGTTAGCGGACTGCATCGCCAGCTTGGACTGGTTCATGACATCCAGCTGGACCATGCCGTCGCTGGTGTGCTTCTGGATCGCCGCGTCAGCTTCGGCGATAGTGCCGGTGAGCCCCTGCTTCCCGAGGCTGGACTCGAGCTGGAGCGGGTTGATGCCCAGCATCTGCATCTCAGCGGACTGCACGTTGCTGGGCTTCTGAAGCGACGACGTGATGGTGTGCCGGATGTCCTGTGCTGCCTGGTCCGACGACATGCCCTCGCCGGTCAGGGTGGACTCCGCGCCGAGCGCCTGCGCCAGCGTCAGGTGCGCCTGCTGGGCGGCGGGCAGCAGGTTAGGGAGAGCCGTGGACAGCCCCTGCAATGTCATCTTGCCGGCGCCGACGCTGGCCATGATCGCGTTCATCGCCGCGTTGGCCTGCTGCTGCTGTTTAGCGGCCGACTTCTGCGGACCGCCGTAATAGTCATTCAGGGTGGTGGTCAGGGCGTTCTCGGTGGTGCCGAGATCGGCGCCCTCGGAGTAGGCGCCCTGCGCGCCGCTCTTGAGCACGGCCAGCGCATCAGCGCCGTGAAACCCCGCGCTCTCCGCCCAGTACGCTCCGCTCAGCAGGCTCGCCTGGGACGTGGCCGTGGGGCCGCTCATGCCGAGGATGCCCTGCGAGATCATCGGCAGGTTCTTTGCCGACTCCCCGGCGCTGGTGTAAAGCCTGGTAACACCGGTCTGGAGTTTCGCGGCCATGTCGACGCCGTACCCGAGGGCGACCGCCCCGCCGAGCAGCGCCATGTGGTAGCGGCCCGCTGACGCCTCGGCAGATGAGGCGGCATCCTCGGCGGCGAGCTTCCGCGCCTGCACCGACTGCATGACCGCGGCGTCCTGCTCGACGCTCGTCGTGCCCAGCGATGCGTAGGATTCCGCCTGGACCGCGTTCGACCTGGCGATCCCCAGGGATGCCTCTGCCGACGCAGCCGCATACGCCCTGTTCGCGTCCGCGGCGATGCTGTTGGTCTCGGCCGCCCACTTCGCGGTGTCAGCCTGGGCTTTCGCGGCATCGGCCTGCACCTTCAGCGCGTCGGCGCTGTCGCCGGCGGCGGCCGTCTGTGCTTTCAGCGCGTCAGCTGACGCAGCGACAGGGGCAGTCATCGCGTCCGCCGCGTCGGCTACTGCCTTGCCCGCGTCGGCGGCCCCGCCCAGCCCGGACGCCGAGTCCGCCGCGGCGGCCCCCAGGCCTTTCAGCTCGTCAGCTGCCCCGGCCGCCAGGACGCCGATATCACCCAGGCCCTTGCCTGCGTCGCCGAGTGCGCCGAGCCCGGACGCCGACGAGCCGACGGCGGCATCGATCTGCCCCAGCGACGCGACGATGGTCCCGGCCGCGGCGTCGACAGAGGCAGCAGCTGCTTGCGCCGAGTCGGCGATCGCGCCCATTCCGGCGGCCTCAAAGGGCCTGCCCAGCGCCTCCTCGGCGGAGTCGGCCGCAGTGTCGAGTTCCCTGAACGCCGCGGCGGCTTCCTGGATCTCCCCGATCCCGCCGACTGTGACATTGATGCTGGTGTCAAGGCTCACGGCCGGTCACCGCCGATCCGGGGGATTACGAGGCGGCCGGGGGTGACGGGACGGCAGGCGGATGCTGGTCAGGTGCCGAGGGTGAAGGCGAGGATCTGCTCGGCGATTTGCGTCAGCGGGCCGGCCGCGGCCCCCTGAGCCCGCTGCACGTAGCCTTTGCCCTTGATGGTGACGTGCATGGCGAAGCCGCCTGCCCAGTGCAGGCTGTGCCGGTACATGCGGGACTTCCCGTTGACTGTCTTCCAGACCTCACCGCCATGGGCGTGGATCGTCCCGCCGTCATTCTGGATCTCCGCGTACACCTTGTGCGGGCCTACCGTGGCCGACGCTGCCGAGCCGCCGCCTCCGATCGAGTCGATCCGGACGCTGCGGGCCAGCGCCCCGGAGCGGTGCGGTGCGACCATCGCCTCGATCTCCACGAAACGCTCCGCCTGCGCCCTGCAGACGTCCATCGCCAGGGATTCGAAGCGTTCGGCCATCTCCTCCCACTGGGCCGCCAGCTCATCGAAGGCACTCACCGGTCACCGCCTCTACTGGCCGTTGTCGATCGCCCGGATCATCAGGTAGACGTGATCAAGCCAGCGCCATGCACCCGGCGAGATATGCGCCATCGTCGGCGGGGAGATGAAGCCCCGCACGATCCACACGCATTCGCGGATCTCTTCCTCGTCTACGCCGTCAGGGGGGCAGGAGCACTCGGCCTTCAGGTAGTCCCGGAGGTGCTGGAGCCCGTCTCTTTTGGGACTGCCCCGTTGAGGGCGTTGATGACCGGCTGGACGGCCTCGCGCAGGACGTTGACCAGCGGCAGCGGCACCTTGTCCCCGTACCCTCCAGCCCAGGGCAGCGGCAGGTCATAGGACCAGCCCTTGATGACCCAGCTGTACACCAGGTCACCCAGCTGTTCGACGTTCTCGTCGCTGAGTGACGGCAGCGGCTGGTCCGCCGGGTCGGGCATCTCCGCCGGGTTCTGGTCCGGGTCCGGCTCGGGTGGGGGGAGCGCTGCCTGCTGGGCTTTGCGCATCTCCCGGATCGCCTTGAAGTAAGCCTTCTGGTCAGCGCCGGTCAGGTCGTCCGGGGTGAGGATGTCAGCCCAGCCGGTGCCGATGTCAATGCGCATAGTGCTCCGCTTCCGGGGGATATGGAGAAGCGCGCCAGGATTGTCCTGACGCGCTTGGTTGCGAGAGGGATGCGGGACGTGACGCTCAGTAGTACGGAATCGCGTTCTGCAAAACCATGTTGCTGAGCGTCGTGCCGCCGCTGTTGCCGGCGTAGGTTGACGAGCCCACGAACTCGCCGCTCACCTCGTAACCCCAGGCGACCTTCTGGGCGCTGAGAGGGACGTCCTCGTAGCCGGCGAGCTCGGAGTTGATGTTCAGGCTGACCAGGCCGGATCCGCTGCCGCCGTTGCTCACCGCCCACTGGAGGGACGGCTGGTCGTTGTTGACCATGTGGTTGAGGGCGGACTCGTCGATCGCGGGGTTGATGGTCAGCTTGAACTTGGAGTCGATCTGGCCTCGCAGCAGCCCGTAGGGTGCCTGGACGCCATCGGCGGTGGTCACGATGTCGACGTCGCGGGTCCACGTCGCGGTCCACATTGTCACCTGGTTGACCGCCGAGCCCGCCACCGAGTTGGTGGACTTCCATGCGGGGATTCCCTTGACCGCCGAGAGGCTGGCGCCGGTCAGGGCGCCCGTGGGTTCCTGCTGGGCGAGGCTCGTCACCTTCGCCGACCAGGTGGTCCAGCCGCTGCTCTTGCCGGTGACGGTAAGTTCCGTGACGATCCCGTACAGGTACTCGTCCGCGTAGTAGGAGCCGGACCCGGCGGGGGTGTTGACGTGCCACAGGGAGTTGGACGGCGGCTGGCACGTCATGTTCCCGGTGCTGGAACCCGGGTTCAGCTGGGCGAACGAATGGCTGAACGGAGCGACCACCGTGACCACGGTGACGCTGGCGAGGTGAGAGAACCGCAGCGGCGTGTTCGTGTTCAGCACGATGGACGTGGACGTGCTGCCGGTGCCCACCTCGACGATCTCGGCGTTGACGCCGGTGTCGACCTGGACGTAGGTCCCGGAGACGGCAACTGATCCTGTCGTGACCGGGATCGGCCCGGCGCCGGCGGCGAGGGGGCTGGCGGTCGTTGTCCACGTCGGCGTGGAGGCGGTCCCGGTCTGGACGTAATCGCCCCAGAAGTTGTACGCGAACGTCCCGAACACGTCGCCGTACAGGGGCGACTCGGGGATCTCACACTCGGCCCAGACCGGGCCCTGGCCCAGCTCGTGGACTTTCGTGACGTCTGCGCGGTAGGTGCCGTCCTTCAGCCACGTGAACTTGTTCGTCGGCTTGAACGCGGCCATCTTGACACCGAACAGGTTGTTTGCCGCTGCTGTCGCATACGCGA